TCAATTCGGTTGCGTTTTGCGGTATAGAGGTAAACGCTACTGAAGCAACAGCAGTGCCTAGTGTCTGTGTTTGTAAATGTCAACGGCAAGGATTGGATTATCTACACCGCTGCCGCTTATCGCTCACCAGATGATACGCGACCTGGTATCGGAACAGCTTGGGAACCAATTCCAGGCCCTACAAACTTTACGAGAGATAGTGAAGTTCAGAATGCTGAAACTGCCGCTTGGGGCCGGGCGATGGTAGCTGCTCTGGCTGTTGATACCAAAAAGGGAATTGCCTCATCCGAGGAAGTACGCAATCGGCAAGTCAAAAGCTCAGCAACAGCTAAAGATTGGTCAGCGATGGCAGACGCATTAGGCAATGACATTGAGGGTTTACGATTGTTGTATAGCGAAGCCAAAACAGGTGGAGCAACAACCGACACACTCGACAAGATCAAGGCAATCGCTAATGGACTCGCAAGCAAAAAGGATTCTGATTCAGTCAATTCTTGAGCTACAAGAGTGCCTACAAGAGCAATACAAAGAGGGTCACCTAACGAAAGTTAGCATCCTATGGGAACTACAAAGGGAACGAGCAGAGAGGCTCAAGCATGGAAATTATTACACCCAGCCACATAGTCGAGGAACTACAAAGGCTGACCAAGGAGATGGACAAGGGAGCTAACGCTCTCTACGATGCCGAGTGCAAGCTGGCAGACGCAGATTCAGCTTATGATCGGGCTATCTCGCTAGCCTTTATTAACAATTCTGGGACTGTGGCAGATCGGCAAGCTGTGGCTAAATTACAGGCAGTTGATGAAAAGCTAAAGGCTGACCTAGCAAGGGCTGAATATAACAGGGTAAAGACCAAGATGAGAGCCCTATCAGACCAAGCAACCATGATGGCTGTAATTAGCAAGAATGTCGAACTTCAATGGAGAAACGCCTAGCTGGTAGCCTAAGCAGGTGATAGCCGAAACCTGCTCTTGTGGGGCCAGATTCAAGACTGACGATGCTCAGGCAATCAAACTTGTCCGAGAGTGGCGGCGTAGGCATACCTGTATAACCGACAACACCGACAACACCGACATTGTTGAGGCAGTCAATGGTGGCGTAGCAGACACCACAATCGCTTTAGGCTTTCAACCTGGTGAGATGCCAGCCAAGATTTATGATCCGTTCGATGACTAAGAAAGAGTTTGATAAGTACCTAGCGCGTGATCGAGGCTGTTGGCATTGTGGCAGTAACGGCGATGACCTAATACCTCATCACCGACTTAATCGAGGGATGGGCAGCAAGAACTCTAAGGCTAGCCAGCCGAGCAACATCGTTGTTCTATGCTCTCAAGCTAACGGCTTACTAGAGTCCAATGCCAAGTTTGCCGAGCTGGGTCGCAAGTTGGGCTGGAAGCTTAGGCAGGATGAAACACCTACTGAGGTGCCTATCTTTGGGCATGGTGGCTGGTGGCTACTCAATGACGACTTTACAAAAGACTTGCTAGAAACAGAGGCAGAATACTTTTAGGGTGCTATGGTAAACCTATAACTGAATAGAAAGATGCCCCCTAGAAGTGAACTCCTAGAGGGCGTTGATAACCAACAATCGAGCTGTTGGCATCGCTACTAAGTATAGTGTGCCAACCTAAATAGGAAGGCACATTTAGTGTTTAACTGGGACAATAAAAATCTAGCCGAGATTCTGGAATATTACGGCGGCAATATATTCATGGCTGAGATGGACTACAAGGCTATGGGCCTTGATGCAGGTCAATGGGTAATGCTGATCAAAGACGCTTATGATAAAGGTCAGGTCAGCCCAACAGTAATGATGCTGATGACAGAGAGAGCAGCAGCGTGAGCATTGAAGCAGTCGCATTAGTCTTAAATAAATCAAAGGCAACAGGCAGGGCAAAACTTGTCTTGCTTGGTATTGCGAATCATCTTGGAGATCAGGGTGCATGGCCAGCCATAAGCACCTTGGCTCGCTATGCCAATGCCTCAGAGCGTTCGGTCAAGCGTGACATTCAAGAACTGATTGATCTCGGTGAGCTTCGAGTAGAGCTACAAAATGCACCGACACAAAATCAGTACAAGACAAACCTCTACTGGATTACCATTCGGGCAGGGGTGACAGATTCGGCATCAGGGGTGACAGATCAGGTAAGCAGGGGTGACAGCTCAGGTAAATCAGGGGTGACACCTGTTGGCACGCAAAACATCAATATAACCATCAAAGAACCATCAATAGAAACCAGCAATAATGACTTTGATAAATTCTGGAATCTATACCCCAAAAAGGTAGCCAAAGCCGATGCCCTAAAAGCTTGGAATAAAGCAATCAAAAGAAAGACTGCTGATGAGCTGTTAAAACTGACTAAGGTTTACTCAGAGGGAAAGCTGCCAGATCAAACCTACATACCCTACCCAGCCTCATGGCTAAACAAGGAACTCTATGAGAGTGTTGAAGTCGCTGAGGCCAAACCACTACCGAAGCTATTTGTAGGGAGAATCAAGTGACACACTTTGAGCAGTCAGTAATTGGATCAGTCTTGTTGACCAACGGCAAGGCACTAGAGAACCTGACACTTGCACCAGCAGACTTTGATGATCTGCAAAACGAGCGTATCTACAAAACCATGCTGGAGATGAAGGCTAACCGCCAGCCGATTGATGTGCTCACAGTCGGTGCTGCTCTACCTAAACTTGCTAGCTATCTCCATGACATTATTACCGCGACACCAACACCAGCATCAGTTGGGTTTTACGCCAGCAAGGTAATCGAGGAAGCAACCAGACGCAGACTCGCAGTGGCTGGGACAATGATTCACAGCAAGGCTCAGCATGAAGATTTAGCCACAGTCTTTGACACAGCCAAAAAAGAAATTGATGATCTCATAGATCGGAACTCAGCAGTCAAGCCCAGCTATGTTGCCGATGAGCTACTTGCCTACATGGATGAGATTGACAGGCCAAAGAATTACCCTCACAGCCCTTGGACTTTATTGAACGAAATTATCGGTGGCTTCCGACCTGGTGCTCTATACATTATCGGTGCTCGACCAGGCGTAGGTAAAACTATTGTCGGTTTACAGATTGCTTGGGAGCTATCTAAGACTGGCCCAGTATCCTTTCACAGCCTTGAGATGAGTAAGCATGAACTTTACAATCGCATAGTTGCGAGTCAGGCTGAGGTTTATCTAGGCAGCATCGAGAAGGGCAACCTAAAAGAGTGGGAGTGGGAGCGCATACTTAAAGTGCGAACTGACATTCAATCGCATCGCTTAGCAATCCATGACAAGTCAGGGCAGAACCTAATGCAGATACGAGCACAGGCAAACAGCGTAAAGGGCACAGGCGAACTCAAGGCAATAGTTGTTGACTACCTTGGTCTAATTCAAGATACCGAGAAAGGCCGCAAGCGTTACGAGATGATCACAGACATAAGCATTGGCCTCAAGAACCTAGCCAGAGATTTAGCTGTCCCAGTCATTGCACTTGCCCAGCTCAACCGAGGCCCAGAGCAGCGCAAAGATTCTGAGCCAGATATGGCTGACCTAAGAGATTCAGGTGGTATTGAGCAGGATGCTGATGTTGTTATCTTGCTTCACCGCAGACAAACCGAAGATGATATCAATGAGTGGACTAAAAGCCAGATGATTATGAAGGTTGCAAAGAATCGGCATGGTGGACTAGGTGAGGCTGGACTGAAGTTCGAAGGCCACCTAGCCAGAGTAGTTAGCTAAGATTATGGAGTGGATGACAATGTGGCCTTATGCTGCCGATGTGGTGCGACTTGGAAAGTCAACACCCATAAACGCAAGCGCAAAGATCTCAAATGCCAATCCTGTCGGATGCACCGAGCTTTGGTCATTAAGTACGGCTCAGAGAAGTGCATCCCTTGGCAGGGTGACTTTGACAAGCAGACCCTTACTATCCCTATCTTTGACGGCCAGCCAGTCCTACCTGGCATACGATCTTGTGGACACCTTGATTGCACCAATCCCAACCATGTCATAGGCGACCACTAGAGTAAAACAACCAATCGAAAGGAATAAAAGAGATGGCAATTATCAAAGTAAAGGGCATAGTTACCAAGGTATTTTGGGAAGCTAAGGGCCTTGTCGTTACAGAGTCATACACCACTAGATCAGGCGACACAGTTGACAAGCAATTTACAGTCTGGTTAAAGCAACCGACCACACTAGATGTTGGTGACACAGTACAGGTTGAAGGTTTGATGTCAGTTGAAATCGAGCCTTGGCTAAACCAAGACGGCTCACCGAAGATGAACCGAGAAGGTCAGCCTGGTCAGTCCATCAAGGTCAGCATCAACAACCCTTTAGTAGTACCTGCTGAGCCATTGCAGGTCATCAAGGGGATCTTTGAGCCAACACACGAGCCAAGTCCCTTTTGAGTAATCTCCGATGGCTAGTCCCTGCCCTCACCGCCGGCATACTACTGAACCTATCGCTTCAAGAAACTAGCGTTCTTGATGGTGTGGGACTAGCCTTCGGTATCCTTTATGCTTGGGCTGCCATAATGGGAGCATGGGAGCTGTATGGCCGAGGTAAGCCTTAGCGTTACAGGCGACCCAGCTAGCCAAGGATCACACGCCATAATGCATGGCAGGATAGTCCAAGTCAACAGCTCAAAGCACAAGGCATGGCGTAAGGCCATAGTCCAAGAAGCAATAGCTACCCTGCCACTAGATTGGCAGCCCATAGATGAGCCCTGTGAGCTCATAGTGGCCTTCTATCTACCCAAGCCCAAGACAGTCACTCGACAGCTCCCAAGCGTCAGCCCCGATTTGGATAAGCTCATCCGGGCAGTCGGTGATAGCCTCACAGATTCAGGGGTGGTGGCTGATGACAGTCGCATTGTCCGAATCTCAGCTCGTAAGCTCTATGCCGAGGGTATCCAGCCTGGAGCTACAATCCTTGTCAAAACCCTAAACTAGCCCTTTAACGCGACACGCCGAAAAAGGCAAAAAAACATAAATTCTTGCCAAAAATGGTCAAAAAGGTGTATGCTCTAAGTACGGCCCAAGGGGGGCCAGAAAAGAGGCACCAAATGCAGTATCTAAAGTCACCAACAGAGTCAATCTTCTATGACGCTTATTCAATCGCTGATGCCATTATTTATCAGCAAGACCAAGAAACTAGGATGCTCTTGGCAATCAAGCGCGAGGGCCTTTTCAGCAATAAAGTCGCTGGCCTATCTAATGACATCGTTCGACTTGATGTTTTGATTCAGGATCGGATCACAGCATTTGAAAACAACTATGGAGATACTAGTCCTTACAAGTGGCACCAGCACCTTGCCGATTACAAAAGCCGCGACAGAGTTATGGCACAGCTAGAACAGAAAGTGAGCTAACTAATGAAAACTATAATCCTTTACCTCATCGCACTAACTGGCATCTTAATCACAAGCTGGCAGATACAAGAGATACACCTTGGCTGGGGATACACACTCGGCGTGGCTGGTCTGATCGTTGCTTTCTTTGTCGCGGTGAACTCACTAACAAAAGGAACTCGCAAATGAATGAGAAAGAACTAGCTGAGCGCATTATTGCCGAGGCTCAGAGATGGACTGAAAACCAGTTCACACTTCAAGATGGAGTGCCAGGAATGACGGCACAGACACGCAACGAAGCTAAAGCTCGCATTGAGCTGATCGAGCACATCAAGCACACCTACAAAGAAATGAGAGAAAATGCCTAACTATAATCCAGAGCCACTTGAGTTCGCAGTCAAAGACTTCCAGCCTCACCAGTACAACTTTGGTGTAGCCAAGTCAGATGGTATTTACATGGGCAGGATGCTTATGAAGAACGAGGTGCTAAGTCTTATCAAGGCCGCGTACCCAGTCCCAACCAAAGCAATCGCTAAGGTTATCGAGATCGTGGACAACATTGAAATCTATGTTGACCCTCAGTACAACATCTCATCGAGGTAGCCATGAGCCTGACACCATACGCAGAAGGCTTTTACGCTGGCATTCGTTACCAGCGCGACAACATCCTTGACTACATTTCTATCCATGAAGATCAGGGATACGCAGTCACATCACAGGACATTGTTGATGAGATCAAAGGCCAGTACAAGAAAGACATGAATGCAAAAGTCAACGCCATGATGGATGGCAGCATTGACAAGCTACTTCAGAACCTAGATGAGCTGTCCTACACCATCAACAACATTGAAAGGCAAGCACAAGAGATAGCAACTGAGGTGAGCAAGAAACTATGAAGTCACCAATAAAAGGGGTACACCTAAGCACTAGCTTTGACGCAACAGTGCTTAGATACTTTGATGAAAATGCACAGCTACTGCTCTCAAAGCACAATGACTACGGCCCGACTAACATTAGCAACGCACCTGGTGGCCCAATCAACGGACTACGAGTCAGGATGCATGACAAGCTGGCAAGGATCAATCACCTAACTGACTCAGGTAACACCCCAGAGCACGAAGCATTGCGAGATTCTTTTATTGATCTTGCAAACTACGCAATCATCGGTTTGCTAGTCCTAGACGGAGAATGGCCTGACAAATGATCGGATGGCGACCTAATCGCGAAGAATCGCGAGCGCGAAAACTGACTATGGCTTATGGCAGAGGTTACGCCAAGGGTTATGAGCAGGGTGCAAAAGACATGACTGAGTATTTGACTGAGCAAGTAATCTACGCAATCAACCATGATGCAGTCCTAACAACCTCAGTAGATGTTGACACCATCGAACGAGTTGTCGAGATCATTGAGCAGGTGAGGGACATTGGGAAAGCATAGAGCTGAGAGGCAACCAATCAACTGGCGTATCAAGCGAGTTCATTGGGCTTACAAGACACTTAGGCTTAGGAACGCGTGGCGTAACTTCTGGTGGAAGCTGGCGCGATGACACACTTTACAAATGCAGATGAGAGAGAGATCTTTGACGCTATCTTGCTACTAAAGGATGAAAACCTTGTCTGGTCAAGCGACCTTGAAGCAATACGCCGCAACCTAGCAAGACTGATGGAAAGAATTATGCAAGTGGAGTGGCACTACCTTGAGCCAGAAATCGGCGACTTGGCTCTAAACTTGATAAGAGAAACTGAAAGGGGCAGTGATGCTAGAAGGAATGGAACCACAAGCCAAGAAATTATCTTGCAAAGTGAGAACTATCTTGGAGTCATTGGACACAAAGGATCAGGCAATACTTGTAAGTGCACTGGAAAATGAATCTTGGAAAGCACCAACACTAGCTAGAGAACTAACTGCTAGGGGCATTGCAATCAGCGAAAAGCCAATCTTGGCTCATAGACGGAAGGTTTGTAGCTGTGCTCGATAACTTAGAACCAGCACCGAAAGTAGAAACGCCTAAAGAGTACCGACCTGCCTTTGAGTTTGATGGCAACGAGGGTTGGGCACAGTTACCAGCAACATCAGGTGTGCCTAGTTTTGATGACTTCCTAGTCCAGCAGGGATTTGATCCTGATGAGTTTGAGGTCACTGGCACACCACGCACCTCACGCTGGCAACGCTATGACGGCGAATGGCTCTCAAGCTACCGATTTACATTTAGGCGTAAGGTAGCAAACCTTGATCTGCCACTGCTCTACTCACAAGCCAAGAAAGCTTACAAGCCTAAGAAAGAACTCAGAACAGATTCTGAAAAGGCTTTGGTTATTCTTTGGTCTGACTTACAGGTTGGCAAGGTTGACCATCGAGGCGGCTTTGAAGCCTTGATTGCCAGAGTAGAAGAAACCAAGCAAAAGCTAATCTCCCTACTAAAGAAAGAAAAGCCAGCCAAGGTTATCTTTGTTGACTTAGGCGACACAGTTGAAGGCTTTGACAACACAGGTGGCAACCAGCTTCAATCTAACTTTGCAAGTCCTATGGAACAGGTTGACATCGCAACGACCTTAGCTTGGGATCACCTAAAGCTAATCGCAGGTTACAGCT